CAGAATCTCGTCCTATGTGTGACCCCAAAGGTGTATTTTCAGTAAAGCGGACTTGTGCCGAACTTGGCATCTGTCATAAGACCTTGCGTAAACTGCGCCGCAGCGGTCTTATATCCCCATGCAACAACAATCCGCGCAGACTGAAATACACCGGCCAGTCCATTCTTGACTGCTGGGATAAAGCCACCAAACTATGATTAGCGACAAAACAATAGACGCGGTAAGAGACCTGCCCATCGAAGATGTCTTGAAGTCCTACGGTCTGCAATTCCGTAGACGAGGCTCTACGATGTTCGCCTCATGCCCCTTTCATACGGAACGCACACCATCATTCTCCATCACTTCCGGCAAGAATATGTGGTACTGCCACAGCTGCCACCGTGGCGGCGACGGCATCAAGTTCTATATGGAGAAGGAGGGGCTGGACTTCTCCGGGGCAGTTGAAGCCATCGCCAAAGCAAACAATGTCTGCATCGAATACATAAAGAGCGACAAGACCGACGAACAATGCGAAGCAGCAAGAAAGCGCGAGGCGGTCTTAATAGCCCTTTCTTCCGTGCATCAATTCTTCATCGACCAACTCCGGGTAGAGGTGAACGACGAGGCACGAGCAGCCCGTGAGTATGCTTACAATCGTTGGGATGAAGAATTTTGCACCACTTGCGGCATAGGTCTTGCCCCGAAGAACGGCAGACTGCTTGCCGAATACTGCAAGAGCAAAACTTTCTCCGAAGATCTGCTCTTGCAATCCGGCATCTACCGTAAGGATGAAAAGAGCGGACACATCTACACGCTGTTCCGCAACCGTCTTATCATCCCAATTCGCGACCGCTTCGGGCGAGTCATAGCCTTTACAGGTCGTTACCTCGGCGATGCAAAAGCAGACCAGGTGGGTAAATATGTAAACTCGTCAAACTCGCTGATATTTACCAAAGGGGAAACAATCTTCGGCATCGACAAGGCAAGACGTTGTCGTGATGCCTTATTCTATAACATTGTCGAGGGTGCGCCTGATGTACTGCGACTCCAGTCCATCGGTTTGGGAAACACCATCGCCACCCTCGGCACATCGTGGAGTGCAGCCCAGTTCGACCAACTGAGCAAACTTACTCAGTCGGTCTGCTTTATCCCGGATTCCGACCCACCCGACAAAGAACCATTCGGCCCCGGCTTCAAAGCCGTTATGACTAACGGAGCGGAAGCCGTGCGCAGGGGCTTCGATGTGACCGTCCGAGAACTTCCTTTCAACGAAGAAACTATGGAGGATGGCACAACCATACTTCACAAGAACGATGCCGACGAGTATATTCTCTCGCCGGAGATATATGCTTCAATTCCCGAAAAGCCGTTTATTCTCTGGCTCGCCGAGAAAAAATTCTCTGTGGCTTTCTCGATAGCCGAGGAGCGCACAATTATTTCAGAAATTGCAGACCTGTTGCGCCATGTCAAGGAACAGAACATCGCTGATGAATGTATTGCCGCCCTTTCCAAACTGCACGGCACGACCCGGCTATGGAAAGGAGCGATCAGCACCGCCAAAGGGGAAGCCCGGCTGAAAGCCGCAGCAAAAGCACCTGAATCTGAAGCCGAGCGCAGAAAAGAACTTCTGCGCCGGTGCAATCTCAATATCATTGACAACTGCTTCTATACTTACGACGACGAGGGAGAGGCTATCAGGCTCTCCAACTTCATTCTCGAATCTCTCTATCATATCAAGGACGAAACCAACGGCACACGTCTGTTCCGTATGGTAAACAAGTTCAACGAGAAAGTAGATATAGAGTTCCGCGAATCGGAGCTTTGCTCGCTCACTACGTTTCAGCAGCGCGTCGGTTCTGTCGGTAACTATATTTGGAGAGCCAAGATAGACAAACTCAACAACGTAAAGGAATATCTGTATCGTGGCACACGTTCTGCCGAGCGCATCCGCAAGATGGGCTGGGATGCCATCAACGGCTTCTTTGCTTTTGGCAACGGCATTTTTAACGGTGAGCGTTTCCTTGCCGTCGATGAACTCGGCATCGTGGAAACCGCCCCGGAAAAATCTTTCTATATTCCGGCCACTTCAAAAATGTACGAGAATAATCCGGAAATATACCAGTTCGAGAGGCTGTTTATCCACGAAAACCGCAGCGGCATCAAACTCTATGACTTTGCCGCGCAGCTTGTCAAAGTGTTTGGTGACAACGCAAAAATAGCTTTCTGTTACCTGCTCGCCACGCTTTTCCGCGATGTTGTGTTCAGTCGCACTCGCCATTTCCCAATCCTAAACCTTTTCGGTGAGAAAGGTACGGGCAAGACAACGCTTGCCACCTCTCTCCAGTCGTTCTTTATCCACAGCGTCGACCCACCGAACCTCGGTGTTACCTCCGTTCCGGCTATGAATGACCGCGTCAGTCAGGCGGTCAATTCGCTTGTCGTGTTCGACGAGTATAAGAACGACCTTGATATACGAAAAATCGCATACCTCAAAGGCTTGTGGGGTGGCGGCGGCCAAACAAAGAAGAATCAGAACACCGACGGAATGGCGGCGCAGACCATCATCTCCACCGGCATTGCCCTTTGCGGCCAGGATAAGCCGACACAGGACATGGCACTATTTACCCGTGTGTTGTTCCTCGCTTTCTCCAAAACCTCTTTCTCCAAGCCGGAGCGCGATGCTTACGAGGATCTTGTAGCCATGTGTTCGTTGGGAAACACCCACATTACTATCGAAGTACTGAAGAACCGTCAGCTATTCGAGAAGAATTTTTCCAGTGCATACACACTGACAAAATCGGAACTTTCCAAAATAATCGAGGGCGAGAAAATACACGACCGTATCTTCGGCAACTGGATTATACCACTTGCCGCTTTCCGCACCCTCGAATCGGTGCTGTCGCTTCCGTTCAGCTACAACGACCTGCTCACGGTTGCCGTGGCCGGTATGCGCTTGCAGAACGAGACGGCACAGGAAAGTTCGGAGATGGGCGACTTCTGGGAAGCTCTGCAAGGCTTCCACACACAAGGCCGCGCCATCGACAAGGCTCATTTCCGCATCAAGTGGCACCGCACTTTCCGCAGTACAACAATGAAAGAGGATATGGTGTTCCCGGAAGCTACTCCCGTGTTATACTTGAACAGCGCAGCCGTGGCCGGTCTGTTCAATGGTCGCAGCTCGGCTAACGCCACCGCCAACCGCAGCAACTGGAGTACAATGCTTTCCTATCTCCGCTCGCATCCGTCGTTCCTCGGTCTGAAACAGGACCGGTTCACTATTCTGCTCGCCAACGGACAGCCGGACTACACCTTTGAGACCGTGAACGGTTCATCGGTGCGCAAGTTGAAAGTAAACCGCCCCAAGGCGATGTGTTTCAACTATGCCATGCTCAAAGCGGAGTTCGGGCTGAACCTCGAAACCGAGGTTATCTCCGAATCGGAGGAACTTGCAGAGGACGCAGAACCTGCCGCACCGGAACAGCAACCACAGCAGCAAGAGCAAGTTCCTCGCTCTCTTTTCGATGCTCCAAGCAACGAAGAAGTGCCGTTCTGACATTATTAAACCTCATTCTTTACTCTAAGGTCAACTCCAAAGGTTGGCCTTTTTATTTTCCAAAAGCAAAGGTGAGGAAAGCAAAAGCGTATATTTTCGGAAAGTCACCGTTGACAACAAAGCACTCTTTGGCTATCAACGACTTATGAAAATATACAGCGTTGACAATCGTTGACACTGGTAGTCATTTTCGGAAATCCGAAAATTTCGGGAGACAAGCGTTGACACTTTTCTGCCCTATCTATACTTATCTTATTTTTCTTTCAAAAAGAGATAAAGTATTGTAATAGAACTGCTTTACGCATCGCATTTTGACTTCGACAGACTCGCTGTCTACGGTGTCAACGCTGTCACCCCTCCAAATATATTGCTTCCATATATTTTCACTTTTTTGCCGAGGCTGAAAATCTGCAAATCGCGTCCCCCGAAGTCACGCTATATCCCTCTTTGGAAATAGGTAATACCACTGAATATCAGTATCTTTGCATAAGAATTACAGCAGATTATGAGCAACATTTGCATCTACTTACCACTCGAAGATTACCTCGCCCAATGGTTCATTCACGAACAAGGGGGCGAGGTGCCGGTGCATCTTCTTCGAGGTTCGGTAGAGAGTAAACTTCTGCAAACCTATCTTGCCAAACGTCCAATAGGACAGTTGCCGGAATCGGGCGACGGCAAAACGGCCATCGCCATTCCTACGTTCCGCAATCGCCCGGCGGAAACCTACAATTTTCTTCCGAAACACGCTCTTTCTTCTCTGCTGAACATCATCCGTGAACGTTTCGATGTCCAGTTGTGGGAAGACTTGCATCAATTCGGTAAGATCGGCAAACGCCAAGACTATCTCATTTACGCATTTATGGAGAAGCACGGCATAGAGGCTTCGGAGAAGAACTGGAATGCCATTGCAAAGCGTTATCAGCGGCAAAGAAATGAATATCTCCACCGAGAACGCTCAAAAAAACAGTATTCTCGAAAAAAATTTCATTGATTTCAGCACCGCAAATTTTCAATTATGCTATTTATGCTATAATGCGAACATCCACTCAAATACTACCCGGAATTAAGGCTATCGGCTGGGTCGATTGCCGACACCTGCCGAGGCGCGTTGACCTCTCCGCTATCTGCGGTATGCAGGTAGCCGTCCTCACGGATGTTCACCCCATATCGTTCTTTGACGAGCCGACCTGCGAATGTCAGACCAAGAAAGACGGTGCCGGGTACGAGGACACCGCCACCTTGAAGTTCCTGACAAGCGAGATACTTCCCCGGTCTGCCGTTCTCGGTTTTGTCGTTACCGATGTAAACAATCAAAGCTATCTTATCGGCTCGCTCGAGCATCCGCATCCCATTGTGGAGTGTCAGCAGCAGACCGGCATACCGTCGGGCGATGCCGCCGGATATGCCTACGAAATAAAACACGTCAGCATCAAGTCGATGGTGCCGTGCATCATATAACAGCCCATCAGGTCATACACAGATTTTGAAGTTAGGAAACCGCTTGTCCGTGAGGATCGGCGGTTTTCGTTTTTCAGCGGTAAGCGGAAAGGCTATATTATATATAAGGTAAGCGAGAGCCACACTTGCGAGCGACACCCTGCGTCGGGTCAGGAACTGCGGTCAGCGGTGGCGGTACACGGGTGCGCCTAAGTTGCAGCCCCATAAACAGGACGGCTGCATTATCGAAGCGGCAAGTCCGCCCGGTGTTCAATATCTCGTTGTAGCACCTCTCTTTGATGTTAGGCAAGTGTCCCGTTCTCCGCAGTAGCCCTTCGGGTGTCAAGTCTGTAATACTCCGGCCATCGGATTTTCGGCTCGTGCTGAGCCTGTCGCACTATGGTTGAATATTCGTCGCCTCGTCTATGCCGCCCTCGGTTTGTCAGTGGTAGCCGGAGGCAGCTCTCAAAGTCTGTATCTGAACCATCGGCTCTTTATCGGGGATGCCCATCAGCGTGAGCCTTGCAGGGATTGGTGTCGCGCATCGAGCCGCAACGGTCAAGCCACGGACGGCACCGCCGCCATTGTACTTGCCATATTCGTAAGTACCCACATTGACAGGTGTTCTCTATGCCGTCTGCGCTGCTCTTGTTGCTCCAGCATCGTCGGTCGGGGTCAGTCGTTCCGTCCTATCGTGGCGGCACAACGCTCTCCGTGAGCCTCATTCCCTGCTTTTCATCTTTCATCTCCGTTTCCATTTTTCGGGTAACACTCCCGGCTCATCGTCTTGTTTTACCCCGCAAAGTTATTACCTCCCTGCGAAACGCCAAGGTCAGGCACTCCGTGTTTGACGAAAAAAGTTCTTCACGCTTCGCTCCGTTGCAGCTAAACTTTTTGCGCACAAAACCTTGTCTAATACCATTTCCGCCGTGGAGGTACTTTTCGGGCAGCGTAAAACAAAAAACAATGAACCATACGTTAAACCCTCTAATTTCAACTGCAATGAGATTACAATTCGGAGAACTCAACATCACTCCAAGAGTCGTGAACCGACTCCACGAACTGGACTTCACTGTCCCCGAACTCGAAGATGCCATCGCCGACCACAAGAGCAGCTGCGACGGCGAACCCTCTGTCTACGTCGGTACTTACGGCAAGTACAACGACGGCTCGCTCTGCGGCCTGTGGATTGACCTCAGCAGCTTCGACGACTACGACGAGTTTATCAATTTCTGCAAGGCTATCCACGCCGACGAGGAAGACCCGGAGCTGATGGCTCAGGACTTCGAGTGCTTCCCCCGGCAGTGGTACAACGAGGGCTTCATGGACGAGGACGACTTCAACCATATCCTCGAATACTCGGAGATGTGCGACAAGTACAGCACAGAGGCCGTCGATGACTATATGGAGTTTTACGACGACTTCGACAACTTCGATGAAGCCTACTGCGGAGAATGGGACAGCGAAGAGGACTTCGCCCGTAGCATCGTCGAGGATTGCTACGACATTGAAAAGTCAATGGGCAGTCTTGCCAATTACTTCGATTATGCCGCTTTCGCTCGCGACCTGTTCATGTGGGACTACAACATGGGCGCACACAATCATGTGTTCCGCCGCCTCTGACCCCTGACCCAACGGCTTCGGGAGTCGCTCGCAAGAGCGGCTCCCGCTGTTTATAGTTCCAATGAGTTTTCTTTCAAAAGAAAATCATAGATGCTTATAATGGTTATCCCGGATTCATTATGCAAAACAGGAGTGTATTCTCCCAATATTATGATTTTCTTGAATGAATCATCTATGTTTCTTAAAGATGCTTCTTCCTGTTTGACCTTTTCTTCATCAATCATTCTATAAGCTGACTGAATATAGTACCGCTTACTGCCTTGGTTACAGACAAAATCCACTTCGAGATATTGTCTGCCACGCTCGCCATTCTCATTTCGCATCTGCTTTGGCACGACTCCGACATCCACACTGAATCCTCGCGCTATCAGCTCATTGAAGATTACATTTTCCAAAAGATGTGTATATTCAACTTGTCTGAAATTCAGACGCATATTCCGCAACCCACAATCGGTGAAGTAGTATTTATAAGGGCTGTCAATATACCGTTTCCCTTTAATATCGTACCTGCTTGCTTTTTCCATCAAAAAAGAGTCACAGATATATTCAAGATAATTGACTATGGTGTTGCGACTTACCTTTTCATGCTTCACACTTTCAAAGGTATTGGCGAGTTTCGTTGCATTTGTAAGTCCTCCGATAGAAGAAGCAAGTATATTGAGAAGTTCGTCAAGAACTTCGGTGTTCTTAATCTTATAGCGTTTTACAATATCGCTGATATAGGTATTTTCAAATAATGCCTTCAGCATCTCTACCTTTTCTTCATGTGTTTCCTTTTCAACAACTTGCGGCAACCCTCCGTAAATCATATAGTCGCGCAGCGCATCGGCCTGATTCGCATTTGTTGTCGAGATAAATTCTCTGAAAGACAGTGGATGCAATCTCACTTCTTCACCACGTCCGGCAAACTCGGTTCTTACTTGTTTTGACAAAAAACGGGCATTACTGCCGGTAACATATACATCCGCATTGCTCTGATTAAGATAACTGTTAAGCACATCCTCAAATTCCGGGACGAGCTGTATCTCATCAATCATGACATAATGCATTTTAGCATCGGTCAACTTGGAATCTATGTATGTAAGCAACGCATCGGGGTCACGTAATGGCTTATTACGTCTATCTTCAAGATTGATATTGATTATATGTTCATTATCAACACCTTGCTCTTTAAGCCATCCGGCATAAAGGGTTGATAACAAAAATGATTTACCACATCGGCGTATGCCGGTTACAATTTTAATCTTGCCATTATGTCGTTTGGCAATAAGTTTTTGAAGATAGGTGTCGCGCTGTATTATCATATCTACTGACAAAAACTGTGTCTTGTCACACTTTTTGTCAGTGCAAAGGTATCTCATTATTTTGATTCCACCAAATTTTTCTGTCTTTTAGTGGCTAATTATATAGCGGTAATTTTGGTATAGCAAAATGATTTTCTATGTCTAAAACCGCATACAACATCTCGCTCAAAGGCTACGTCGGTGGCTCCGACTTCGACCGCAAGACCGTTGACACGACCCTCACTCAAAACGAGGGTAAGCGTGTCAATGTACTTATCGACAGCCTTGGCGGTTCTCTCGCCACCGGCTTGTCTATCTCATCGGCGTTCCGCAATCACGGCAATGTCGCTGTTCACTTCGTGGGGCTGAATGCCTCGGCTGCAACCATCGCTTCCCTCGGTGCAGCGCATATCTCGATGGATGCCGGGGCTATGTACCTCGTGCATAAATGCTCAATGGCCTTCTTCGAGTGGGGCAGTCTCAACTCCGACCAGTTCGCCACGCTCATTGCCGACTGTGAGAAGATTAAGGCCGACCTCGATAAGCTCGACCTCAATGTAGCCCAACTCTATGCCGCCCGGTGTAAACGTAAGCCCGAAGACCTGCTCGCCCTGATGAAAGTCGGAGGCTGGCTCTCGGCCAAGGAAGCCCTCGAATGGGGCTTTGTCGATGAAATCACCGACCTTGCCGATGAACCGGCTCCCAAACTCACCGATGCTCTCGCTTCCGCTATGGCCTCGGAGGGTATGCCTATCCCGAACATTCCGCTGTCTGAAGCCGACCGCGATTCAATCTTCTGGAAGTTCATCACTGCGCTTACCTCTTTTTTCAAACCGTCAACCAATCCAATCACTACCGCAATGAATAAGACCTACACTTTCCTGTGTGCCGTTCTCGGCATCTCGGCTATTGCCCTGACGGACAATAAAGCCTCGCTCACTGATGAAGACCTTGTCAAGATTGACAACGCCCTCAAAGAGAAAGACGATGTTATCGCCTCTAAGGACGCGACCATCGCTAACCTCCAAGCCAAGCTCGACAAAAAACCGGCTGAGGACACCTCGGCAGTCGTGGACGATGCCAAGCAGTCCGGCAAGGAAGCAACCAAGAACGATGTCGAGCAGTTTGTAGATACCTACAACTCCGCTCGCGCTCTCTACAACGAAGTTTAATCAATCCGCAATCATCAATCCTCTATAATTATGGCAGGTAAATTCTCATTCACTCTCCAAGAGTATCAGGAGGCCGCGGTCAAATATCGCCCTGACCTCCTTATGCTCCCGATTATCGGCATCGGCGACACGCTCCAGTTTATGACAGGTCGCCCCGGCATCCGATACAAGGAGCGCGTCGGCAACCTCACAGGTGACGCTCAGTTCGCTCCCTATAATCCCCAACGTGCCGTGGACTACAACCTCGGCATGGAGTTCCGTGACCTCGAAACCTACTTCGGCTCTGTTGTCGCCAACTTCGAGCCGAACAGTGCAATCTCCACTTTGCTCGGTACGGGCGCAACCAAGGGTGACGGTCAGATGACAACGCCCACCGCTCGCCACGTCCTCGCCAAGATTGCCAAGAACCTCTCTGAACATCTCAACGATGCCGTTTGGAACGGCAAGCGCAACGCTGCGGGCGACACGACCGCCGACCTGTTCGACGGCTTCGACACGATTACCGAAAAGGAAATCGCCAATGGTGCTATCGCTGAAGCCGAGGGCAACTACATGAAGTTCACCGACGCGATTACTCCGGCTAATGCCGTTGACATCGCCAAGGAAATTCTGTTCTCCCTCGACCCGCGCCTGAGAAGTCAAGACTTGTATCTCTACTGTTCGCAGGACTTCGTCGACAAGTACAACGAAGGCTACCTGCTCACTCACGGTGGCATACCGTACAACACGCAGTACGGACAGCAAGCCGTGGAAGGCTCTAACGGCAAGCTGAAATTCTGCCCCCTCTACAACAAGGCAGGGTCGAAGTTCATGCACGTTACCACCAAGGCAAATATGCTCGTCGGTTACGACCAGATGGGCGACGTGGAAAACGTGATGGTGAAAGAGTACGCACCCTTCATCCTCTCGTACATCGCCACTATGTTCTTCGGTGTGCAGTTTGAAACGCTCGACAAACGCCGTTTCAAAAGCATTGAAATAACCGTATAATTTTCATCGCTATGGCAAAGAAATGTACCTCAATACAAAAGTCGCTCGGTTGGTGCCAAGGCACTCCCGAGCTTCCCGGTGTGAAACGCCGTATCTACTATTCAGCGAAAAGTAACATCGTTGCCTTTCCGCAGCTCCCTCGCGATGAACTCGGTCGCCCGACATCATCGGTGCTGCAAGGCGACTTCGCCCTGCTTGCCGATATGAAGTGGCTCTATATCGACATCCTCCCCGACAAGTCGCAGTTGACCTCCGAGGCTCAGGGCGAACTGCCATCGCAGACGCAGCTCAACAAGCTCACTGCCGTTCACCCGGGAGTCGGTGCTGATGCGTCAGCAGCCGCTGCCTATATCAACAACACCGACAACGTGTTTATCGTCGAGGACATGAAAGGTAACTTTCGCGTCCTCGGTAATGACAAGTGGCAGACCAAGGCGACTGTCGCACAAGATTTGGGTCAGGGTGCCACCGGCACAACCTCGACCACAATCTCCGTCGAGGCTACCGACGAAGTGCCTGCGCCCTTCTATATCGGTACGCTCGAAACAGAAGACGGTCTTGTGTATTGCGACCCGACTGTGGCTAAACCTGCCAACGCTTGATTGCCGACGCTATGGATAACAGAGCCGTCAGGAAAGGAGCTGTATCGTTGGACGAGGTGTTGAACGACATCGAAGTGCCTTCGCTCGACGTTCCCGACCTCGACGGCTCTTTTGTTCCCACAGGCGAAGCAAAAGACCTGTTCGCCGAGAAGAAACGTGCGGCATGGAAAGATGTGCAACAGGCGGAAGCCCGTTGCGACTTCGCCCCTAACAAGGTACGAATTTCCTACCGCAATCCACAGTTCGGCATCATATCGCTTTGGAAAAAGTCGGTCTATGGCAGAACCTTGACCGACATTAAGGGCGACCCGGATATGGTCGAAAAATTTGCCGAGGGTATGAACACCCTAATCCGGCAAATCCTCGGTCATTCGCTCGCTTCCGGCGACTGGTGCATCGTTACCTCGCCCAAGCGTCGCCACAAGACACGGAACTTCGCATCGCTCATTTCCGCTCGTCTTGCCGAACTTCTCGGCATACCGTTCTATGAAGACCTTGCCGAGTGCCACTCCAAGCATCGTGTCGGGGCTGTCTTTACCTTTGGCAAACAGCCACCTGCCGAAGCTAACATCATCGTTTTTGACGATTTCGTTACCACCGGCGCTACGATGATTTCAATGCGCGAGCTGCTTATGCCTCTCGGCAAAAATCTCGTATTTTTCACCGGAATAAACAACAAACTTTGACCCCTGCGGCCAAAATAATTTTGACCCCTCTATGGATAATAAATTCACTGAACTAATCGGACAATGGCTGCAAACGCCCGAAGCGGAGCGCGACTACTCGGTAGGCGCACTCTATCTGCTGAAACTCTCCGGCAATCAAATCATGTATCGCAACATCGTTGCTCAACTCGACCGCCGCCACGATGTGGTGGAATATCAGCTTCAGAAATATTACAATTTCCGCGTTCAAGCTCTAACCCACTCACAAGTAGAGGAAATGCAGAAAGAGGTGGATGTAATCGTGGCAGACCACATACCACTTGCTGCACAGGCAGACGAGACCCCTCAAAAGGGGAAGCGGTCAGACCACGATTCTTTGCCTGACGACATCAAGGCGAAGTATGTAGAGAACCTTTCGCTTCTCCAACGTATGCGAGAGCTGCATCTGCGCCTCCGCTCGTTTTCGCTTGACAATGCTCCATGCCCGGACTCCGAGCGTTATCCGTTCTTGAAAGAGCTGATTGCCCTTGACAAGAAACTTCACGCAAACTGGGAAGCATACGACCGGTATGTTGCTGAACCTGCCCCCAAAGCCACACCCTCGCGATCGGCAAAAGCCAAACGCTCCGCCGGAAGTAAGAAGTCTGTAAAGAAATGAAACGCACTGCCAATATCGACCAAATCCTTCGTCCGTTGAAAGTAACGCCGTATCAGGCTTATCTTTCAAATGCCGTACAGGTTGCCGACATCCTCGAATGGATATTGGCACAAGTCGGTGTGGCCGAGGTTTGGCAGACTTCTTTCTCTATCTCCGAGGAATTTTTGCGACGACTCTATTTCATCACCAAGGATAAAAAGGTCAGTCGCATCAACCTTGTTCTCGACCATAAGGCGACGAACAAGACACTCAAACTCTGGGCGTTCATCACCCAAGTTATTGAGCGCACCTATCTTGCTGACAATCACAGCAAGATTTTGTTGGTAAAATCCGAAGCCGGATATACCGTCTCGGTTATCACCTCGCAGAACCTGACACGAGGTAATCGCCACGAGTCAGCTTTTATCTCCACCGACCCTGCGATCTTCGCAACGCTCAAAGCGCAGGTCGATGATTTAATCACCAATCATTCAGTGCCGCTCCATGACTTATTCAGAGACCGAATTACAGCAGATTGAGAAGTTTGCCTCAATCTACCTCAAAATATCAGACATCGCCGTAATACTCGATATTCCGGCTGATGTACTGCGCTCGGACATTGCAGACCGCACAACAGACGTGTCGAAAGCCTACCGACGCGGCAAAGCTGCATCGAAAGTCAAGCTACATTCCCAAGAAATGATGCTTGCTCAGGTAGGCTCGCCACTCGCTATCGAGAACGCCCACCGCAATCTTCTCGATATGGAAGACGACGAGTGACGCACTCTTACCTCTTGCCATTTACCTTTTGCCTATATGTCATACCCCAACGCCATAGAAGTATGCCGAGCCGAACTCTTTACCAAAGAGATTGAACTCCGCGACCGTTATCCACAAGCACTTGTGGATAAGGTTTTGCGTGTCCGCGAAATGTATAACTGGTTCATCGCCAATCCCGACGGCACAGACCGCGAGTTTGTCGCCGAGGTGTGCCAACGCCACGGCATACACCGCACGACGGCCTATTCTGACCTTGCCGTGGTGAAGTCGCTGCTTCCTATGCTCGGCAGCGCATCGCGCGACTTTCACCGTTGGCGCACCAATGAAATGCTGATGAACACCTACAAGATGGCGGAGAAGCGTAAGGACACCAAGACGATGGAACGAGCCGCAACCGCCTATGGCAAGCTCAACCGCGTTGACCTTGAAGACGAACAGGCTATACCACTCGACCAAATACTCGTCCAACCGTTCACGGCTACCGATGATCCGCGTGTACTCGGCATCGAGCCTATTCCCAATCTTGCAGATAAAATCTCCGCAATGATTGAGAAATACCGCCGCGAAACTATCGACATTCAGGATGTCGAGTTCGAGGAAGTCGACCTCGAACTTGACAATCTTTTCCCGGACAAACAACAGGAAACCGACACAGACGATGAGTGAAAAACGAATATATTTCAACAAACCCCAACGCCTGACGCAGCTTATCGGTGCGAATACTACCGTTATTGTCGCAGGACGACGCACAGGCAAGACGGACAGCATCGCTGCTCCGTTTGTGCTGCGCAATATGCAGCGTATGCCCGGCTCGACAGGCGGTATCGTCGTGCCGACTTTCAAACATGGTTTGACGAACACCATTCCCGGACTGCTCGCCGCGTGGAAACGCTGGGGATATGTCGAGGGACTTCACTATGTGGTCGGCAAGAAACCGCCCAAGTCGTTCCGTCAGCCTATCATCGACCCGAAAGATTATGAACACGTCATATCTTTCTACAACGGCTCTGTGGCTGTAATCATCAGCCAAGACCGCCCCGGTTCGTCAAACTCGCTTACGCTCTCGTGGTTGCTCGTCGACGAAGCCAAATTCATCGACTACGCCAAGCTCAAAGACGAAACACTCCCTGCCAATGGCGGCATCAAGTCGTACTTCGGCAAGCACTCCTTCAACCACTCAATTATGATATTGAGCGATATGCCGCAGACGCAGAAAGGTTCGTGGTTCTTGCACTACCGCGACAAGATGGACCCCGAACTGATTGCCACCATCGAAGCAACCGTTTACGAGATATGGCGCACCAAAGAGCGCATCCGCACTCTCAACGCCAAAGGCGAGCCGGTGCCTCCATATCTCAAAGGCTATCTGCGTCGCCTTGACCGGGACCTCAATAAGATGCGCTCCGTCGCGGTCTATTACCGCGAATATTCCTCGATTGAAAACTTGCAGCTTCTCGGTGAGAACTACATTAAGCAGATGAAGCGCGACCTTACTCCTTTGACCTTCCAAACCTCTATCCTGTGTCAGAGGATCGGAATTGCAAAGGACGGTTTTTATTCCTCAATGCGCGAGGGGCATAAGTACGATGCCAACGATAATCAGTACCTCGACACTCTCGGTTATGATTATGACTTCTCGGCTCTCGACTCCAGAGCCGACAAGGACGTTGACCCCGACGCGCCAATCTGCATCGGCATGGACTACAACGCAAACATAAACTGGATTGTCGCCGGTCAGCCACGCGACCGCCGACTCAATGTCATCAAGAGCTTCTATGTCAAGTTCGACCGCAAGATACCGGCGCTCGTCGAGGACTTCTGCCGCTATTATGTCACGCACCGCAACAAGACCGTGGTCTATTATTACGATGCAACGGCCCTCGGCTCAAACTATGCCGTCAACGACCAGGACTTCCATTATAACGTGGTAAAGGAGTTCGAGCGGCACGGCTGGCGCATCGAGTCCGTGTACCTCGGAAACCCGATGCACCACGACGAGAAGTATCTTCTCATCAACAACGCCTTTGCCGGAAAGCAAAGGCTAATGCCGTTCTTCAACCGCTCGAATAATGAAGACCTTATCCTTGCCATTCAGTCAGCCGGGGTCTCCAACGGTCGCAACGGCTTCCGCAAGGATAAGTCAGGTGAAAAGCTCGCCGAGAGCGAAGAAGACCTGCTCGAACACCGCACCGACGGCACAGATGCCTTCGATACCCTCTACATCGGCTGCGAGAAATTCCCCTATCGGGATGCGTTCAGCCTCCCGACTTCGGGAATTTTGTAGCGGTTGCGAACGGCGAAGCCCTCGCGAGTGGGCTTGAAGCGCATGTCGGCCTTTGGCCGGTGCGCGGTTACAGAGCAAGACCCACCGCAAAAGTTCCCGTTCCACGATTCTTTCTCGCTGTCAACGAGCGGTGTATTGTGAGATTGTCGATAAATTTTTCTGCCGCTATTACCGCTATTCCAGAATAATTTAGTAACTTTGCCATTAGTAACAGCCAAATCTGAAAATGACCGCTTGACACAAAAGATATACGGCGAGAGCCGACAAACTTTTTGAAACTCCTTCGTAGTCGTTACAGGCTTTGGTCAGCCTTCAGATGCTACGGGGGAGTTTCGCTTTTATGGATATGCCAAATATCGCTCAATATATAAATTCTCGACCTATTAAGGCCGTTGAAATATATAACGAATCTGAAAAGAAAATTAGATATTCTTCTCAGATTTCCTCTGCCCGTACAATAGACGATATTACTGGAGATGAAGAACGAGTGCGTGCCATTATTTTAACTAAATTAGTTAATGATTACGGTTACTCTCTTGACAATATTCTCTTGGAGAAAACATATGAAATGGGTAGACCAAAAGTTAATACTCCAAGAATTGATGTTATTATTAAAGATGGCGATGGGAATGCTTTCATGTTCATCGAACTAAAAGCACCTGATAAATTTGAGGAAGACCAGGACAATATTATTGAAAAGCAACTTTTCAATCTTGCAGGAGCTGAGATTGCGCAAGGTCATAAGGTTAAATACCTAGTTCTTCTTACATGCTCTTTAGATGACGATAACTTTACAAACAAAGCCATAGTCATTGACCATGATAAATTCAATTCTTTTGAACAATGGAAAGAATTGCGAGAGGCCGTTGATGAAATTCCGGCAAATTACGGTCGCGCGACAAAGACCCCATATAAAAAAGGAAGTACGAAGGATTTAGAAAAGAATTATCCGGCTTTTGTTATTGATAGTGTTAGAGGCAACCTTCATAATGTACTATGGGGCGGTGGTGGAACTGATGATAATGTGGTTTTTTCATCATTGGTAAATATTATCTTAGCCAAGATACAAGATGAAAGCGAAAAGTCAGATGGAGAAGTCTATGACTTCCAATGCCTTGCATTCTCTGATGCTGATGGGGAATATTTTGAATCAAACGAAACATTATTTGAACGTATAAATAATTTGTATCGTCGCGCACTCAGAGATAGAATGTACATAACCGATTCCTCTCGTTTGGAAACCAGTTATGTTATTGACCGCAATACATTTTCCCTAAGCAAATTAAAGTATGCAGTATATGCCCTTGAAAGGTATTCATTGGTAGATGGGAAAAACAACATCGATGGTAAAGATATTTTAGGAGATTTTTTTGAAGGTATTATTCGCGAGGGGTTTAAGCAAAGTAAAGGCCAATTCTTTACTCACACAAATATTGTGACATTCATTCTTTGGGCTTTACAAGTTGATAAACTTGCAATCGAAAGAATAAATAGAGACCTCGAAATCCCGTACTTGATTGACCCATCGGCCGGCTCAGCAACATTCCTCATTGAATACATGAGATTTATTACGAAAAATATAAAATATCGTTTTCGTAAGAAGTTAAAATCTACTCGAGATATTGAGGATAAATTCAGCGAATGGTTTTTACCGCACAATCGGGAGAACCGTTGGGCGAGAACCTACATTTATGGGATAGAGCACAATTTTAACCTTGGCACCGCTTCCAAGGTCAATATGATTCTGCATGGTGATGGTTCGACCAATATTTTTGTTAAAGATGGCTTGCTCCCTTTTTCTAATTACACAAAGGAGACGGCGCCTAATATCCTAAACGTATATTCTTCTGATGAACTATATAACTCTCTTAATGTCAATGCCCAATTTGATATAGTTGTATCAAATCCTCCGTTCTCTGTTGACCTTGACAATGACACCAAATCCACTTTGGCTTCAAGTTTTATGTTCGGCAGCAAAAAGAATTCGGAAAATCTCTTTATTGAAAGATATTTTCATCTTTTAAGACCTGGGGGCAGAATGGGCATTGTACTCCCTGAAAGTGTATTTGATACTTCTGAAAATAAATATATCAGGCTATTTCTGTATAAGTACTTTATAATAAAAGCCGTCGTTTCATTGCCTCAAGTAACATTTGCACCATATACTCCAACCAAAACGAGTGTGCTTTTGGCTAAGAAAAAAACTCCCGAGCAGATTGCCGAATGGGATCACGAATGGCAGGTATCTTCTCTTAAGTATTCAAAGCTTAAAACAAGATGCGAGAATATCGTCGCGGTTTATCAGGGGATTAAAAAACGTGATAAATTACCTTCCATCAAGAACCTTACCGAATCCGAAGAAAAGCAAATTATTTTCGATTTGCTTAAAAATTTAATATCTGAGGAAGACAAAAGCCTTCCTATAGCAGATATTATCATGAAGTATGCTGAACCAATAGCGTCAGTTTGTAGGATAGACAAAGACACCAAAGATGCTTTTGGTATGGTGAATACATGGTGGGTATTTAGCGAAGTCGCTAATAAATTATCTTATCCTATTTTTATGGCTGACGTTAATAACGTAGGCTACAAGAGAACAAAAAGAAGTGAGAGGAAACAGCCTAACGAATTGTTTCGCACATCTGAGGATGGTACCGTTTTAGTTGACGATGGGATCGAAACCACGGTTTTAGATTTTATAAGAAAAATTAGTTGGTAACATGAAGACTTTTATTACTAATTTTTCTAATATTGGTAATCAACCCACCCTTCGGTTTGGAGTTTTTTACCGAGAATTCTTTGATATTAATAATGCTAAAGTTTGGGATTCGAGTGTTGCTCAACTCTCGGATTTCATTGTTAATATTTCATCGGAGAAGTTAAAGAAAGGGCAATTAGACGAGCCGGAACATCTTATTGATTTGGCGAATATAGAACGCCGATATAACTCTCTTATTGATATTGAAACGGTTAATGAGATAGGATCTGACAAGAATATTCTTGGTGCCGGGGATATTATAATTCCTAAAATACAGCCTAGAATGGGTAATATCTTCACAAACACCGAACACCAACGTTATTTGGCTTCATCTGAGTTAGTTGAGTATAAGTGTATTTCAGCCAAGCTTCATCCTAAGATTTTGTTTTATATTTTAACCCATCCTAAATTCCAAAATGCTCTTTTTGCCACCGAAGGGGGTAAGACTCATCGACGTGTGAATCCATCGGATTTGCTTCTCTATAAAATCCCTATTATTGAAATTGAAGAACAAAATAAAGCTCTTATTAAAATCTTAGATTTGGAAAAACGCATTGCTATTCTAAAATCTAATATAGTCCCTTTTAGCGATATAATCGACACCATTTTTGAGAAATATATCTGTATAGAAAAGAAACAAATACTCAATGATTACAAGCCTGCTTATTTTTGTGATCTAAGTTCGCTCATCTCATCTGATATTCGTTCCTCTGTCAGATACAACAACCCTAAATATACATTCCTTTATGATTCCATTCTGACCGAACATACATTTGCAGACGTGCTTGATAGTTCGAAAACTACCCTCGGTCGGCAAATGTCACCAGATTATATCTTAGAAGATTCAGATGTGTTTTATGTTAATACGAATTCTATCAAACTATCTGGTTTTGATGATTCGGTATTGACTCCTATTTCTCACGATTTTTTCGATAAAAATCAAAAACTTAGGGTTGAGAAAAACGATATTCTTTTAATAGCCTCTGGTGAGGGCTCAATTGGTCGTTCCTGCATATTTGATTCCGAAGCTGATTGTGTTACCAGCCAATTTGTAATGAAATTGCATCCTAAGTCTGACACGGATATTGTTTATTTGAATTTTTTTATGCACTCATTTTACTTTCAATTCTGTGTGGAAAAATTCAAAAAAGGAAAAGGTAATATGACAAATATTTTCGTTTCGCAACTTCTTGATTTTCCACTATATTATCCTTCCAAAGAAATTCGAGAACAAATTTCTTTGGAAATATCTTCTTCAATTTCCAATCAAGATAAAATAAAACAAAATATAGCAAAAGTAAGGTCTAAAATAGATGTTATAATCGACTCTTTAATCAAATAATTGTCTCATTATGTTAAACCTTGAAACACTTACACAAGAGCATAATCTTCGTAAGGCTTGGCCTAACGAAGCCAAAGATTTTACTCCGTGGCTCGCCATAGAAGATAACATTTCTTTGCTTAGTGAAAAACATCAGCATGAGTAGTAAGTACAAGTAATTCAGCGTAACACATCTTATATGAGTATTGAGGAAACAACTAACGCTATATCTTCTCTTATATCAAAATTTATTGGCAAAAATAATTGGATATTTTTGTTCGCTGTTGCATCTGCAAGCGCAGCAGGTATTTACTATCACAATCGTTCTTATGACGTATGGTGGCTTATTTCAATATTTGTTTTTTGTTCAACTATATTGATCCTTAATGCCTTAACTTATATTTGTAACTATATCTATAAGTCAGTACGTTTTCGCATACAAAAGCGAAAAGACCTTATCGCATATCAAAAGCAACAAGAGCAAAGACTGTATAACAGCATTCAAGCAGAGAAGAAAAGAATTGAAGAATTGGGCGAATATCTTTGGCCTTATGTAGAATATGAGAATATAGAGTATATTGACTATGCTTGCGCAATTCTTGAGCTGCCTATGTCAAATAAAAATAAATATATTCGATTTTTACGTCACCCCAAAGAGAACTATGGGAAAGAATATGAATACTACAAAGCTATCTCTCAATTAATAGGAGTGTTCCAATATCACGACAATTTGCGTGCTTGTACAGTTCGTTTCCTCGATATATCTGTGCAAAAACATGGATGTCTTATAGAAATAAACGAGTACTTCTACCTGTTATTAGAAAACTATATTAAAACTAAAAAATGGGAACGGGTCTATTAGGGAGTTGCGGCATCGCCGCCGCGCTTTCGTGAATCGAGCCTGAGGTCTCGACCGTAAGGCTTCAATCGCTAACTCAAATAAGTAATAATGAAATATACCTCGATACTACTACTCCTTCTCTCTTTCGTTATTGCAGGATGTTCCGACAATAACGATGAACCTAAATCCGATAAGACAAACAAGCTTATTGGATATTGGGCAATAACTCATATCAAGACTATCGAACATATTGGAGAAAGTCACAGCACGACTGACAAAGATGTACCTCCTCATGCGTTAGAAGATTCTCCTAATGGCGAGAATTATCGCTATGACGTGCTAATCTTCGATGAAGATTTTGTTACAGTCAGAGGGGATATGCCCAATATGCCGAAAGGTTCTGATTTTGACTTAGATACCCCCGACGGTCAGATTGAGTATAATAAAACATTAGAAAATTGGTGTAATTCAATCGGTGAAATGACCGACCAATTAGCTTGTCCTGTCGGCAAATACAGCATCAAAGATGGCAACCTTATTATCGGCTCTCTGAATATGGGCAGTTTATCGTTTGCCACAGACAATGAGTTCACATTAGATTACAAGAAATCCCTAAATCATACGGGCGATTACCGCCGTTTTATATATACCTATTCTCGCATCTACTCTCTCATTTTATAGGGAGTTGCGGCACAGCCGCCGCGCTTTCGTGAATCAAGCCTGAGGTCTCGACCAAAAGGCTTCAATCGCTAACTCATTTCAGCAATGGATAATCTTAGATTTGAGCAAAATAGACTTCGTCATGATTTAATTGAGGAAATAAAAAAGTACCTCGGCTATGCCGAGGACGTTCATGCTGACTATATTTCAGTCAACGAAATAACTTTTGATGTAGATTTTCGCTCTCGAAATGACGATTTCCTTATCATAAATCCTGATACTACTATCACACGGGAGGAATTCGAAAAACTAAAATAAACAAAGTATGATATCCGATTCTTTGTTTTGTGATGATAAGGCTATCCTAAATTTATACGGGATATTAGCATCTGGAGAACAAACATTTTTTATTGCTCTGTCAAATACTGATATAGCATTTAAGTGTACGCTTAAACAACTTGGCAATGGAAATTTCCAAGTTGAATTTGATATTCCCCAAAGTGCGGAAGATAGGATTAATATAGATGACTTTTATGCTGTAACATCTGTTTTAGCCATTCCTAAACCATCTAACAGAAAAGGTTTACCTGATTTCAATATAATTATTAATCCATCTGATGTAGAAAACATAACGGCTAATTACTTTGCTGATGACAAGAATAAGCCTACTCACGTCATGGTAGTTGTTAGGGCGTTTCAGACTCTCTTTGACGAAGATGATAGAGTTGTTGCTAAACATACAATATTATTTAGATATAACCCTAAATTTTTTTCGCCAGCTAATAAAGGTATCCTTTACGACTTAACAACAAATAAAAATCAGGAAAGCGTGTTTAAGAATGCCGTCTCCATCAGTCTTCAAAAAAAATTATATTTATTTTACTTTGAAGACGTTTCTGATGACTGTGGTTATTTTGTTATAAAAAGCCAGGAGGATGTTCCGTATAGCAATTTTGTTAAATTAGTTGATTCCATACGATCTGCGTATGCATTAATCAATGGATACTATATAGCAGATAGCTCATTGTCTGTGAGTAACCAGACAAAATCAAAATCACGATTTGCTATTGAATACAAAAGCATTAATTCGACAATAAATTCTCATAGACCACTTTTAGACTATAATCTTTATTCCAATTTACGGAAGGAAGAGTTACTTCTTAAACCTGAAACTTTTGAGAATTTAGTCAAGCTATTATACAATAGTGAAGAACTACGGAGAAGTTGTATTTTAGTTACACAATCAGCTTGTTTGGATAATATTTCTAATGGAAGTTTAGCGTCTGTAGCTGTCGAGACTGTAACTGGATATTTTATGGATAAATCGGCATTAAAAACATCTCAAATGTTCGATAATGTAGAAATTAAGCGGCATATCAAACATGAATTGGAAAAAGTCGTGAAATCCACAAAGAAATTTGCAATAAGCATCGGGGCGCAAATAGAAAAATCTATTTGGGATAAGTTCAGTTCCAAACTCGGTAAATATAATGAAATGCCAAATGCGATAAAGTTGATTTCACCTTTTGAAGAAAGCGATATTGCGCTTTCTGATTCAGAGATAGAATGTATTAATTGTAGGAATCTGTATCTACACGGTAAGACACCTAAACTAACTATCGATTCACTAAAAGGGTTATCTAATAGTGAAGTATATCTTTATGTATCAAATACTTTAAGAATGTTAGTCGGCATGTTACTCTTAAAGAAGGCAGGGTTTAATGGACACATAGTTGATTGGGGCAAAACTATTATTGTCTATCAACGCGAAAAGATAAATGGACATGGGATAAAACATTTAACTTGGATACATAGGCCAATGATAGATGGTACGATTACAGATTGATTGACGGGAGTTGCGGCACCGCCGCCGCGCTTTCGTAAATCGAGCCTAAGGTCTCCACCGGAAGGGTTGGCTCGGTCAAGCCTCACCCTGCATCGCGGTCAATCGCTAACTCATATAGCGAGCTTCGGCACCACTTTGTGGATCCGAGGCTCGCTTGCTGTTAGGTAGTCGCCGCGAGGCGATTTGACTTCGTCCAAGTTTGGCGGCGCTCAGCATAACTTGAAGTGTAACTTCAGTTCTGCTCTCGCTGGCTCAAACAATCGCTCTAATTGGAGGTTTACCGTGCTTTTTGTCCCTTTGAGGGAGGATTTATCAGTTGTTACCTTGCACCTCGTTTTCGTCTACTCGTACATTGAGCGATTTATCCTGACTTCGTCAGCCGGGCTTCTTTATCATCTTTTGTGTTCCGCTGTGGCCGTCTGTGATTACACGGTGCTGATTGTATTTGGATAAGCGGTCGGCGTTCACCGTCAACTATGCCTTGCAGGTTACGTGGTTCAGGATTTTGCCGAGACGTTTCAAGAGGCATTTACTTGTGAACACGCACGGAACACGCTATGATATTTCACTTTGCAAAGTTAAGTCGTGCCGGTCTATCGCAAAACAGGCCTCTGGACTTCTTGCAAAATTTTTTATAAATCTCCACTCTGCGAGTAGTATTTAACGCCGTGGGCTTAAAATATTTCTTGAAGTTTTTGCGCTTGCGCCCTTTCCACTGCCTTCCTTATTGCACGTAAAAATCAAACGCGCCCCGGCGCACAGTAAAAAACCTCTAAAACTTCAAAACAATGACCCACGTAATGAACATATTCGACAGATCTCTCAACTCCAACCGCTCACTCAAAAACTACTCGGTGGAAGTAATCACTTTCGACGGCGACAGCTACACAGAAGAAATCGAAGCCCGTAACGCCGATGAAGCCCAGGAAATCGCAGCTTCAATGTACGACAATGTCGACTACACAATGATACAGGGTTGCTACGCATACTGATAAATCAAACCTCCCTCAAAGGGTAGGCTGTCCGCCGGGGCAGCCTTTATCCTTGCTCATTCATCGCCACCGCTCTGCTCCGTTGTCAATCGGCACTCCGGCACCGCCTCTATGCCGACTTTATCTGTGGTGTTACGCTCCCGGAAGTCGCTTCACCGCGCATCGAGATTGCATCTCTCTCATTTGCCGATTTCCATTGCTTAAGGTTTGGTAAAACATCGTTTGTTGTCGGAGGATTGAGGGCTATTCTCGCACCCCTGCACTCAACCTTTGCCCTCGCTGACGCTCCAACCTCAGGGCTATGGCTCATCGCGTCCGCTGTCGGCATACTCCATTTCCTATTCTTATTTTGTGATATTCGGACTACATCATTGTGAAGCGGTCTGACTTTCGGGCGCGACGGACACCGCCGCAACTCGCCCCGACTAAAAGCGTTCGATGTTTTGGCGTTGCTCCATATCGGGCGCAAAAACATACAGCTGCACTCTTGGCTTCATCCACTGCCTACGCCTTGGGTAAACCTTGAACGACATACCGCTAAACTTACTACCACGATGAGTGCGGAGTTGTGTGCCGGGCTCTCCGCCGGGGCTGTTTGGCTACGTTCTCTGCGTTAGTTTTCTATTTGCCAATCTCGTATTGGGGGAGTGAACCGAGGTCTATTTTTCCTGTACAAAGGTAGGGCGCACCGCTATCTGCAAATACCGTTTCTCTATCCCGACTGCGTTCCTTGCCGCCACCTCGGGGCTGCGATAAATTTTATAAATCTCCACCGCCTATAAATGGGCGGTAGTATTTACCGGCAACCAATGTGCCTTAAAATTTTTCTTGGAATTATTTGCATTGCCGCTTTCTGCGCTCTCCCAAATGATTGTACCGTAAAAATTAAGAGCCTCGGCTCACATTTCAAACCCCAAATACTTCAAAATCATGGCAAAGAAAACTAAAAAATCCGCAGAGAACATCACAGCTCAAACAGCAGCTCCAGCCGTCGAGATTACTCCGGCTACTTCAACTCCCAAGCTCATCGTGGCTCAGCGCAAGTTCAACCGCTGGTACGTCTACTTCAAGGGCGTTGCCCCCAAGGACAATGTAGGTTGCGGATGCAAGACAGCCAAGAGTGCTATGCGCTATATGCACTTGCTCAAAGCTCGCTACGGCGCAACAATCTCCCAAAACATCTATGAACGCCTCCAGTTCGAGGCAGCGCGAGAGGAGGCATAAGCCTCCCTCGCTTTCTTCCCGAAAGTCAAACCGCTAATTCTCACAATTATGTACGAATATACCTGCTACACAAAACAAGGAAAATTCCGATTTATGGCGGACAGCGACTTGGACGCAATGCGAAAAGCCCTATGGTTCTGTTGGCGCGACGGCGAGGACTTTATCAGAGTCGAGTACTGCAAAGGTTGCGAGAATTACACGCTCTCAATCCTCCACATCGACAAAAGAGATCACGAATGTTTCACCCTATAAATCCAAAACAATGGAAATCAACTACAACAAATTTACCGAACAAGAGTTGCAAGTTATCCTCGATGCAGCGCGTACAATCAACTACGCCTTTGGCACACAGTTTCCGAGCCACAGCGAGCAGTTGGCTCTCCTGATTGAAGACCTGCACTTTCGCATCATCAATCAGATAGTCGTTCAGAGCTACAATGCACTTCGCAAGAAGTACATCGAGCGCGGCATCAACCCCGATGCTCCCGACTTCGTTCCCGACCATTTGGAGAAATAACTTCTCCAAACGCTCCATTCAGCGGTTGACCCTCCGGGGTTGACCGCTTTTACTGTCTTTTATCCATTCAAATTACAAGGGTAATTTTGCGGTATGGCACACCGAATTACATATAAACCACAAGAAATGCTCCTGTCGTCGGCTATCGGAGATGTTGATATAGATGTCGACGGTACATACGTCGATGTCACGCTCACCGCCTTTGGCAATGTCGTACTGCTTTCCGAGCGATACTATGCCCATGCCGGCAGGGTGAAACTATACGACCTCGGTACGCTCATCGAGGACAATATGCGTATATCAAACTCTGCCACCGCCGACTTTACACTCCGTGCATTCTCCGATACCGTCGACAATAAAGCCGACTCGTGGGTTATCCACGTTCTCTATTGCGACCGATTCACCGCCAATGCCGATGTATCGATCTTCCTCAAAGAGAATTTTCTGACTACTCTTTCCGTCCGCAGAGTTACACCCAACTCCACAATCTCCCTTTTCTTCTATGCCGAAAAGGGAGAAAGCATCGCCTATACTGTCGCACACACTTTCCGTAAATACGGAAGTGAGGCGATATACAAACACGAATATTATATGGATTCCGGCAAGACCGCCACCTCATCGGGAGTGGTGCAAATCAACATCGCCCAAAGCGCGATTGTTGCTGATGCGGCAGGGTTCGCACTTGTCCGCCCCTCAGAAATCGAACTCGTCATGTTCTGTGTCCGTGTCGGTCAACGCTCCATTACATTCTTCGTTGACCCCTCACTCGATGAGCGCGAGACATTCTACTTCCGCAACTGCTTCAACGTTTGGGACTGGGCGGCATTACCACAGGTAACGACCTCCAAGACGGATGTAGACCGCTCGCTCGCCGTTATCAACGGCACCTCTCGCTTCTACAACCAAACTACAGAAAAGACCTACGAAGTTCAGGCGCAACCGCTGACCTCCGATGAAGCCGAGTGGATAGACCAACTCTTTTCCTCGCACGATGTATTCCGAATAGAGCCGGACGCAACCAATCCCGAAGACCCTCTTGTGATTGTGCCTATCCTCATCACCGAATGTACCTGCGAAATGCAGGACGGTGACGAGAAACCGAACTCCGTAAAGTTCAAATGGCGGTATGCCAACAACCGCCCAATCGTTCAGCTCCCTGCTTCACCGGGCATCTTTACTTCTCCTTTCAACCCGATTTACTCGTAACCAATGGCTCGCTCGATACACATATCCACCGCTCGCACGATGCTCAACAGCGGCGACCCTGTCGATATTTCCGTTTGGAAGTCTGACGGCTCAATTCTCCACCTGCAAAATTGCATCTCTTTGAGATATGATTTTTACGGAGGTTGGCGCAACGTGAAGTTGCTAACCTCCGGCGAATGTCGCCGCGTCCGTGACTGCTGCATCTTCCGCGTCAACGACTTGGAAGTTTTTCTCTAACGCTCAATTTCTTTCGCTATGAATATCGAAAACCTCAATTACAACTCCGTGGAGAACGTGCCGGGCTATGAAGCCCGTGTAGCGTTCACCGTCAACTCCGCATCCGTATTCAAGGAGGATGTGGATATTGTGCCGACTATCGTAGACGATAGCCTCTTTTATATTCCGTGGGGCGGCGACAATCAGATGCCTTTCGACATCCTCAATCTCATTGAGAAAGACGAAACACTCGCCACCTGCCAGTGTTTTAACGCCGAGGTCTGTTACGGTGCCGGTCTGCGGTATGATACCTGCATCGCCTCCGCAGCGGTCAAGAGTGCCGTCGAGGACTTCACCCTCGACAACGACCTCGCTTCATACTTTCTCGGAGTAAGTCAAGACTTTAAGCACTTCGGCTTCGCCGTGTCGGTGCTTATTCTCAACGAGGACGGCACAAAGATTGTGCGCCTTTTGAGAAAGGAAGCCTGTTACTGCCGCTTCACTCCGGCTGACAAGCACGGTCGTATTTCCAAAATCCTTTATGCCAACTGGCGAAAGGCGGTCAGTGACCGCTCGCAGATAGAGGAAATCGACCTGCTCGACCCGACTTCGCCCTGGCGCGATCTGCAAGACAGACTCGCCAAGAAAGCGAAGTGCCGGAAATTTGCGATTGTATCGCGCATCCCGACGGTCGACAGCACTTATTATCCCATTCCTTATTATGGCGCGTTGTTCCGCGGCAAGTGGTACAACATAAAGCAGCTTATCGGCATCGCTAAGGAAGCGAAGCTCAAAAACTCCGCTCCCATAAAATACCACATCGAGGTCGGGGCGAAATACTGGGAGAGCATTTTCCGTGCCGAGGGCATCACCGACCGTCGCAAACAACAGGCGCGTATCGTAGCCGAGAAACAGCAGATTCTCGACTTTCTCACCGGTGCCGAGAACAGCGGCAAAGCCTGGTTCTCGACGTTCTATGTCACGCCCGACGGCAAGGAACAACACGACGTTGTCATTAACAAGATTGATGACAGCAAGGAGGGCGGCGACTGGGAGACCGACATACAGGAAGCAATCAACATGATATGCTTTACTATGCGGGTGCATAGTAATCTTGTCGGTTCAGTCCCCGGCAAGGCGCAGTCCAACAACAGCGGCTCCGACAAGCGCGAGCTTTACACCATCGCCCAGGCTCTTCAAAAGCCGTATCACGACCTGCTCTTTACCGTGCATCGCATCATTATCCGATTTAACGGTTGGAAGGGCGTGACTGTCGACGTGCCGTTCATCCAGTTAACGACCCTTGATGAACATCAGGACGCAAAGCAGGTGAAACTTCCTAATTCAAATTCCAAAGATAACTCCGGCAATGAAACTGATAACAAACAATGACGAGTTGCGGAAGTATATTCCGAACTCTATCCGCGAGGTCAAAGGCGAAACTCCGCTCTTTGACAAACTCGCTCCATTTCTCGAAAGAGCCGAGCGATGGTTCTGCCACCACTTCGTTCCGGCAGAACTGCTCGACGCCGTGGTTTCCGACGCAGCCCATATCGTTGCTGTCGAGGCATACCGCCTCGCCGTGCCGCAACTCGACCTCGTACTCACGCCTAACGGTTTCGCTACCGTGGGTACGCAAAACCTGTCTCCGGCATCGAAGATGCGCGTTGACCGGCTCGTCGGCGGTCTGCTGTCGGAAAGGGATAAGGCACTGGCGCATCTGCTTCACAATCTCCCCGCCGTCGGGGGCTGGCCGGACACACCGCAGGGACGGTGGTTCGGCGCCACGCTGTTTCCGACCCTTGATGTTGTAACACAACAGTCGGGGGAATCAGAACGACTATGGGACAAGTATTGTGAACTGCGCCCACAGTTGATTGACCTCGAAGCAAGCCTCTCGGAAGAATGGCTGTCGCCGGAATTGATGTCAGCGCTCCGCTCGGAGAACCTGCGCGGAGATCTGACTGAAAAGCGGAGTGATATTGTCCGGCAGGTAAAAGCGCAGGTCGTGGGCTACCTGCGGTCGGGGTCGTTCAACTCGCGGAGGCTCGCGGATATTGTGAACTATATCCGGCTGAACCCTGAATTTTTCAGCGAATGGCACCAGTCGGAAACCGCGAAGCTGTTTGCGCCGCCGGTCTTTCGTAATGAAAAGAAGGCTTCGGGCTACTTCTTTTAGCGGTGTCGGGGCAATCGGCAGTCGGTGAAGCTACGTCGCAAGGGCCATTTGTCGGTCATATCGCATTGGAGTTACGGCACGAGGCACTGATTTTCCTTCACAAAGTTAGACCCGGCGCTCGCTATGTCAAGGATAGGCAGGTTGTCTGCCATTCTCATACTTCCGAAGCGCAGTCAATCCTTGACAAGTCCGCTCTCTATGCCGTGTCTGTTGATTGTTCGTAAAATCTAAAGTGCTTCGGCACATAACTCTTAAATCAATTCGATATGATACTTCCCGACAAACGACCCGTTGAGCGCGACTTCGCCAACCTCACCGACTACTCGCAGACTTGCCCCGACGGTGCAAGAAAGTTCTTCGCCTTCATTCATTTCACCGACGACTCGACCTGTCTTTGGTCGAACATCTTCACGTTCAATCGAACATTCGCCACGATGCTCGTGATAGAAAAATTCGGCGACTGCCTCGAATACATCAGCAGCATCAATATCCACGAGCAGGAATATTGAACGACCCCGACTCCAAAGCCTCGCCGAGCAATCGGCGGGGCTTTGGCTTGCGTACCTGCCCGATTTTGAGTAATTTTGCGGTCATCAAATCCTCAATGGCTCAATGGCAAGATGAACTTCCTACATTATCTATATATAAAGGCTGATACCAGCATTCGTTATGGTAATATACCCCGTATCATCATTTCCTTTCCTGTATGGGCAGTTGCTCTATCCTTTATCCCTTTGATATTAGTTTGGTGGGTTCAATATTTTTTGACGTATGTAATAATTTATCTTCTCGTTCTGGCTGTATATCCGCCAAAACTTGTAAATAGGAAGTATGACGAATGGGAAAAGAGATATGGTAATATGACCTCCATTTGGTTTTATCTGTATCTCGTTTCATTTATCTTATTCCCTGTGCTAAAAGTATATCTTTGGACGCATTAAATCACGTCTTTTACGCATAGAGTGCTTTACCGTACTTTCGCAGTACGATAAAGCACTTTTTATATGCAGACAATCTCGATTAACTTCATCGTGCCGCAGGGCTGGCACGAGCTTTCCGATAAACAGCTCCGCTATGTTTATCAACTTCTCGCCGACGATTTCGCCACCGACGACAAATCGTGCCAACGAGAGCAGAGCCAAGCTTGCTTGGACTATGCCGAGTGCAGCCGATTTTGCTGGGAAGAAATCAAGACCCTTTGCTTGTTCCAATGGAGCGGCACAAAGGTTATCGGTCGGCAAGACAGCGGGGCCTATCTCCTCAAAAAAGCAAAGATTCTTTTTGAGGTTACTCCCATGACCCTCGCAGAGCTGCTGCCGCATCTCGACTGGCTCGCTTCTCTGCCGACGGTTCCCGTCAGGCTATCCAAAATCAACCGCCAGCACGCTCTCCCGGCTGACTTCTCCGAAGTGCCGTTTGAAACGTTCATCATCTGCGACAACCTCTATCAAGGTTATCTCCAGACGCAGAACGATGAACTGCTCGACCAACTTGGTGCTACGCTCTATGGCAAGGCCATGACCTTCAAGCCATACGAGCGCATAAGCATCTTCTACTGGTTCGCCGCGCTCAAAGATACCTTCTCGCGCAAATTCCCGGATTTCTTTCAGCCAATCAGCGCCGCCACCGGCGGCAACCTGCTCGGCTCTGCCGCGCCCTCGGTCGAAGACGCGATGAACGCCCAGATCCGTGCGCTCACAAAAGGCGACGTCACCAAAGAGAAAGAAGTCCTCGCCCTTGATACGCACCGTGCTTTAACAGAGTTAAACGCACAGGCGCGTGAGTATAAGGAACTGAACGCCAAAACTGCCTCCAAATGACAGCGCAGCTAAACGGAAGATGGAACGCGGCCAGTTTCTTCGAGGAACTGACCGCAACCAACCGCCTCGCTAAGTCAGAAGGTTTTACCTTCTGCCGCGTGTCGGGTCTTGACGGCTTCGAGGAAGCGGTCAACGAGGCGCAGACCCAAACCGCCTTCGTCTGCGTCAGCGATATAGCCGACGGCTATACGGAGCTGAACAACACGCCGCGCACCCGTCGCGTCAAAACGGTGTTTTTCGCTATGCGCCATGCCGCCGAAGATATGACGGCCCGCGCCGAGTGCATGGAAATTATGCGCGAACTGTTCCGGCAGTTCATGTCGCGCCTTCTCCCTGAAAAGGTCAGGTTGGAGCAAAACTGCATCTACCTTGACCCAAGAATATCGTTCAACGAGATTGACTGATATTTTTTCAACGGCGCCGCCGGTGCATATTTCCAAATCGCCGTCGATGTGTTCACTGATTTAAGATACAATCCCGATGAATGGCAATGACAATGAGCAACTTGAAGCCAGGCGTAAATACGTTACGGCCTTCAATGCCACGATGGTTAAGATTTGGCGCGAGCAAATCGCCCTCTTAGGTGTCATAGACACAGGGGCGCTTTACCGCTCAACGGTCGGCGTGTCTATGACAGCCGACGGAAAGTTCATTGACATTACACTTTCCCAAGCGTTCAACACTTACGGTTTGTTCGTCGATTACGGCACAGGCCGCAATACTCCGCGAGGAAACCCCGGCGACATTGGCCGTGCCAACGGTCGCAAGCGCAAGCGCTGGTTTTCTCGCAAGTATTTCGCCTCGGTGATGAACATACAGGAGTTCTACGCCGACTCCCTCGGCCAGGAGTTCTGCCGTGCCATCTCAACGCCCTCAATCCGGACATCATGCGCCGAAGTGTTCGATAAAAGTTGTAGGTTTATTTGCTTGGGTATAGGACTTTCCGCCCATCACGAATATAAATTTGTCCAGGAAGCGGAGTAG